ACGCTCGGGTTGCCGAGAAGTTGCAGCGTGCGGAGTTGGCTAAAGCAGCCGCCGCCGAACGCCAGCGACTTGAGGAGCAGGACAAGGCAACGCAGGCGCAACAGCGTCAGGCAGAAGTCGCAGAAGAGATGGGTAAGCTCCTAACGGCGCTCCCCGCTTGGAAGGACCCCGCCGTCGCACAGCGTGAATACGCGCAGATCCTCGAGACGATCAAGTCAGTCGGCTACACCGAGCAAGACCTGACCGAAACGATGGATCATCGCAACTTCCTGTTGGCCAAGAAGGCGGCGGCTTACGACGCCCTCAAAGCCAAGAGCCCGCAAATCAAGCCCAAGGTTTCGATCGTTCAGGTCGCCCGGCCCGGTACAACCACGGCCCCCGCAAGCAAGGTCACCGAGGAAACGCGCGCGAAACAACGTCTCGCAAAGACGGGCAAGGAGGCTGACGCCGCTGCCCTCTTCCTCAAAATGCTTGGATAGGGATCCAATCTCATGACTATGGCTACCAACGCCTTCAATACCTTTGACGCCAAGGGTATTCGCGAAGACCTGTCGAACATCATCTATAACATCAGCCCGACCGAGACCCCCTTCGTCTCGAACATCGGCAAGCGCAGCGCCAAGAACACCTATTTCGAGTGGCAGACGGACGCCCTGGCTTCGGCCGTGACGACCAACGCCCAGCTTGAAGGCGATGACGTCTCGGCCGCTGCTGTGACCCCGACCACCCGCGTCGGCAACTACACCCAGATTTCCAACAAGACCTGGACCATCTCGGGCACCCTGGAAGCCGTCGACAAGGCCGGTCGCAAGACCGAACAAGCCTATCAGATGGCCAAGAAGGGTAAGGAACTGAAGCGCGACGTCGAGGCCACCCTGACCTCTTCGCAAGTCGCTGTTTCGGGCGGCACGACCACGGCCCGCAAGACCGCCGCCTTCGACACCTGGCTGACCTCGAACGTCTCGGCTGGCGCCGGTGGCGGTGGCTACACCTACACCACGACCCCGATCACCGCTCGCACCACCGGCACGCTGCGCGCCTACACCGAGAACATCCTGAAGTCGGAAATCAAGAGCACCTGGACTTCGGGCGGCTCGCTCAACATGCTGATGGTTGGCCCCGTCAACAAGCAGCGCGCTTCGACCTTTGCCGGTATCGCTGACATTCGTGTCAACGCCAGCGGCAAGGAGCAAGGCGCAATCGTCGGCGCGGCGGATTACTACATGTCCGACTTCGGCGGCGTCGATGTGGTTCCCAACCGCTTCATGCCGGAAGATCGCGCCTATCTGATCGACCCGGACTATGTGTCGCTCGCCACCCTGCGCCCCTATCAGGCCCAGCAACTGGCCAAGACCGGCGACGCTGAGAAGTGGATGATGCTGGTCGAATACGGCCTGCAAGTGGACAATCAAGCCGCTCATGGCGTCTCGCGCGACCTGACCACGACCTAACACGGTCTGACATCTCTGCACTGACTAGGGCGGCCTTCGGGTCGCCCTTTTTCATGGAGGCTACATGAGCCGCCGTTTCTTCGATCACGACACGATGACCGGGATCACCCAGTACTTTCACGCCTCAGACGACGGTGACAGCTTCACCATCGAAGAGGTCCAACAAGTCGCCGGGATCATCGAGCAGAACAAAATTCAGTACAACATGTTCACCTCGGGCCGAGATAGCTGGGGTGATGGCGCGACGCTCAACGAAAAGAGCCAAGTCGCCCGAATTCCCAATTCCATCGTCAATCAACTCATTCAGCAAGGCATCTGGCAGGACGAGAAGGCGCGTCGGCGCTGGATCAACGACCCTGACAATCGCTGCTGGAGAACGCGCCCAGGTGTCGTTTGAAGGTTCTCGTCGGCGTCCCGGCACGCGATAGCGTGATGACGGGCTTTGCTCATTCTCTGGCTGTCATGGTGGCACACACCGCCGCATCGACGGACATCGAAATCCGCCTGTCGTTCTCGGCTGGCACCCTGATTTGCAACCAGCGCGACCAACTGGCCAAGGAGGCCATCCGGTGCGGTGCGGATTGGCTGCTGTTCATCGACAGCGACATGAGGTTCCCAGCCGATGCGCTGTTGCGCCTGCTGGCCCATGATCAGCCTATCGTGGCCTGCAACTACACCGCCCGCCGCGCTCCTGCCGAGCCTGTAGCGTTCAAGGGTCTAGTGAGCTGCGAGAAGCTCTGGACGGTCACCGAGAGCACGGGGCTGGAAGAGTGCGCCGCCGTGGGGATGGGCCTCTATCTGGTTCACACCGACGTGCTGAAGGCCATGAAGGCCCCGCTGTTTTACATCCCCTACGTCCCCGAAGCTGACGGCTATTGGGGTGAGGACGTCTGGTTCTGCAATCAGGCGCGCAAGGCTGGCTTTCCGACCCTGATCGACCACGACCTGTCCAAAGAGGTCAAACACATCGGCCTTCGTGAATACGACTTCCACGATGCCGAAGACATGCGCGAGCACGTCACGGCCGAGTGGGAAGCGGGCCGGATGCGGAAAGACCGTGTGGAGGCCGCATGACCTGGACCTATTCACAACTGCAAACCAAGATCGGGACGTTCCTAAACCGATCAGACCTCACCGCGTCCATTCCCGACTTCATCACGCTGGCTGAAGCGAAGATGAACCGGCGTCTGGACTGTCGGCAGATGGTGGAAATCGCCACGATCTCGCTGACGGGTGAGACCTACGCGGTCCCGACCGGCTTTGCGGGTGTGAAGTCCTTCCGGCTCAATACAGACCCAGTTCAGGCGCTGGAATACCGCAACGCCGAAGAGTTCGACGACGTTCGGCTTGACGCCTACGCGGCAACGGGACGCCCGACCTATTTCACGGTTTCGGGGTCCAGCTTCTATTTCTCGCCCGCGCCTGACTCGACCTATTCGGCCCGGCTTCGGTATCGCAAGAAGATCCCCAGCCTGTCGGATACGGTCACGACGAACTGGCTGATCGAAGAACACCCGGACGCCTATCTATATGGCGCGCTGATGCACTCGGCCCCGTTCCTGATGGCTGATGAGCGCCTTTCGGTCTGGGGCGCGCTGTACGAAAGCGCCATTTCCGAAATTAACGGCGACGACGCACGGCAGAACCAAGCGGCAAGGCCGTCTGCCCGCGTCAAGCGTATCGGCTGATGGCGCTCAACCTCAACACGTCGGTGGCCCCGCCTTGGGCTGTCGATTGGGCGAACTTCCTTCAGAAGACGTTCGACGAGCTGATCTCCGTCCGCATCAAAACGCTGGCCGCTGCTGCTGATTTGCCCCCGCCCGCGCGCTGGACCTCTCGCCCGATCTTTGTCCTCGACATCGACGGCGCGGACACTCGAGCGCTCTGCGTGAGCGACGGAACCAACTGGATTCGCACCGATACGGGAGCCGTCGTCTAATGGCCTCAACACCTACAACCCGTAATGGTTTCGAGAAGATCGGACCAGGCGAGCAGAACAACGGCTGGGGCGGGCCTAACGGTCTAAATCGCGTCCTCGATCTGGTTGACGCTGCCATCGACGGCATGACCACGGTTTCGGCCGCCGGCGCCACAACGCTGACCAGCTTTCAATACGTCGCCAACACGGCCCGACCGCGCTTCCTGAACGTGACGGCGGTCGGGCCTGCAACCATCACCATTCCCAGCGTCGAGAAGTCCTATATCGTCCGGGCTGCGTCTGCGAACGTGACCATCACGACGGGCGGGGCGACGACGGCGACCATTCTGGCCGGTGACATTGCGTGGGTGGTCTGCGACGGCGCTGCGGTTCGCAAGGTGCAGTCGAACGACTTCGGCGGGGCTCAACTAACCAACCTTGCCGATCCGACAAGTGCTCAGTCTGCTGCGACCAAGGCTTATGCCGACGCGCTGGCCTTTGCGGCTTTGGACGGCGACTTGCCCGGCCAGACCGGCAACGCGGGCAACTTCCTCGGCACCAACGGCACGGTGGCCGCTTGGGGTCCAGCGCTCCCCCATCCGATCCGCAAAACGGCCAATTACACCGCCTCCGATAAGGACCGGATCGAAGCCGACACGACCAGTGCAGCCTTCACCATTACGCTCCCGGCGAGCCCGGCAGAGGGTGATTACGTCCAGGTGTGGGACGGCGGCGCGACCGACGTTCTGAACGGCTGGGCGACGAACAAGATCACCATCGCCCGCAACAGTTCCTCAATCAACGGCCTCTCGCAGGACGTCGAGTGCAACACCAAGGGCGCGGCCCTGACGTTTGAATATCTGAACAGCACATGGAGAGTTCGCATTGGCGCTTAATGTTGGGGCTCTCGTTCCTTTCAGCGCCGGCGGCGCTCAACTCCTCGACCGTCAGGTGTTCAATTCGTCGGGCACGTGGACCAAGCCGACCGACTATGCGGGCAACGCCGCGTCGGGCGCCGGGAAGTTCGCGGTCATCACTGTCATTGGCGGCGGTGCTTCAGGCTCTGCCAACGGCACCACGTCCACCTATGGCGGCGGGCCGGGCGGAAAAACGGTTGAGACCGTTGCCATATCGCTATTGGCGTCCAGCGAAACCGTAACGGTAGGGGCGGGTGGCACCTCGGTCAGCGGCACCAATAATGGCGTCGTCGGCGGCGATTCCTCGTTCGGCGCGTGGGTGCGGGGCGGTGGCGGCGGACGTAACGGGTCCTCGGTCGCGGGCGCTCCGGGCGCAAACAACACTGGGCAGGCCACGGCAATCGTCCTCTCTGACGCCTCAACCCAATTCACCACATTTCCCGGCCAAGGCGGCAACAACGCTGCGGCGGGTATCGCCAGCCTAAGCGTTCCTGGCGGAGCGATCAGCACGGCCGGGACGGCTGCGAGCGGAAACGGCTGCGGTGGTGGCGGCGGCGGCGGAGCTGTTGGCGTTCCAGGTGGCGCGGGTGGCGCGCCTGGCGGCGGCGGCGGCGGTGGTGGTGTCGGCGCGGCCTCCGGAGCGGGCGCTGCGGGTCGGGTGATCGTTGAGGTCTACGGCTAGTGCGCTACGCCCTGATTGTCAGCGGCGTGGTGGTCAATATCGCCATTTGGAATGGCGTTTCTGATTGGGAGCCAGCCGACATGCTTGTGATTGCCTGTCCCGATGAGGTGACCATCGGCTGGACCTATGACGGCGAGTTCTCTGCGCCGTGAGGTTCCGTCTGGAGATCCCGGCCGGGGTCAACACCGACAACACCGCCGCGACCTATCCGGGGACGTGGTTCGACGTCAACAATTGCCGGTTCTGGAAGGGCAAGGCTCAGACGGTCGGCGGCTGGGAATCGGTCACGACCGACACCCTTAGCGGCGTTTGCAGGGCGATGCGGCAATGGACCGACAACAGCTATGCGCTGAACATCGCGTTCGGCCAGCACAACGCCCTGTCGCTCTATCAGAGCGGTACGATGTATGACCTGACGCCGACGTCTGACTTTACGGCGGGCCAGATCGACGGCACGGGCGGGGCGGGTTACGGAACCGGCACGTACTCGACTGGCGACTATTCCGAACCTTCAACGGCTGCATTTTTCCCGCTTACGTGGTCGCTGGCGAACTACGGGCAAAGCCTGATGGCCAACCCGCGCGGCCAGACGATCTTCTGGTGGCAGAACGACACGGCGGTCAAGGCGGCAAAGCTGACCAACGCGCCCGCATCCGTGACTTACATGCTGGTCACGCCGACCCGCCAGATCATGGCGCTTGGCTGCACGATGGCGGGTGGATCGACCTTTAATCCCCTGGCCATTCGCGTATCGGACGTGGAAGACCCGACCGATTGGACCCCCTCAACCACGAACCTTTCCGATCAGATCATTCTGGAAGGTGGCGGGCGGATTGTCGGCGCTGATCTGGTCTCGGACTACGTGTTCTGCTGGACGAACTCAGCCCTGCACGTTGGACGCTATACCGGCGACGAAGGCCAGCCGTGGGTTTTCGAGCGGGTAGGGGACAACTGCGGTCTCGCCGGACCTAACGCCAAGTGCGTGGTTGGACAAACCGCCTATTGGTTCTCGACTACGGGCCGATTCTATACCTGCCAGCTTGGCGGGCCTCCAGCCTCCTTTCCGTTTGCGGTTGGCGACGAGATGGAAAACAACCTCGCCCCGTCGCAGAACGACAAGATCATCTGCTCGAGCGTGTCGAAGTTCGGTGAGGTTTGGTGGTTCTACGCCGATGAGCGCGACGGTTACGAGATCAGCCGCTATGTCGCGTTGTCCCTGGCTGATGGGGCGGCATCCAAGGGCACAATCGCCCGCACGGCTTTTTGCGACACCGGCACGGCCTTTGACCAATACCCGCTTGGCGTCACCTATGGCGGGAACATCTATTATCACGAAAAGGGCCAGACGGCGGACGGCGGATCAATCACATGGTCGCGCTCAACGTCGAACTTCGTCCTGACTGAGGAACAAAACCTGATGATGGTTCGGGGCTTTTGGCCCGACCTCAAAGATCAGGTTGGCGCGGTCAACGTCACCATTGAGACCGGCGCTTATCCTCAATCAACCATGACCTCGAACGGCCCTTACATCGTCTCGGCCGGTGACGAGAAGCACGATCTGCGGGCAACGGGGAGGGCGGTTCGTCTGACCTTCTCGGGCAGTTCAACGCCAGTGTTCAACCGCGATGGCGTGTTCACGTTCGACGTCGTGAAAGCGGGTGATCGTTGAGCCCCGACGCCATGCGGGAGGGGTTTGTGGAAGCGTTGGAACTGGCAGGCGAGGGCGACACGCTTGCTGACCTAGAACAAGCCCTAGAGAGCGATTTTGCGGCTCTCTGGATAGGTGAGCGCTGCGCCCTCGTTACGACGCTCCACGAGGCGGAAATCGGCCGGGAACTGCACGTCTGGCTAGGGGCGGGCGACCTTTCCGAAATGATCACCCTAGAGCCTGGAATTGCCGCTTGGGCCAGATCCAAGGGCTGCACCTTTGCGACAATCCGGGGCCGTAAGGGCTGGGCTCGCATCTTCTCCAAACACGGATTCACGCGCGATGGCGACGAGCTAAGGAAGCTGCTGTGAGCAAGAAGTCGAAAACTACCGAGCAAAGCACGACCAACCAGTTGACGACGAGCACGCCGACTGTCGCCCCGTGGCTCAACCAGAATTATGAGACGCTCGGCGGGCAGATCGCGAACTTCGGCAAGACCGACCCGACCAGCTACGTCGCAGGCCCGTCAGCGCTTCAAACCCAAGGCTTCGGCCAAGCGGCTAACCTTGGCGGCTGGCGTGATCTGCTGGACAAGGCGCAGACCGGCGCAACCAACGTGGCGGGTGCGGGTGCGAACCTTGCGGCCCCCACGGCGACTTACGGCGGCGCGAGCCTGCTGGATGGTGGCCTCGACCGCTACATGAACGCCGGTCTGAATGATGTGGTTGATAGCTCGCTTGCGAACTTTGACTACGCCAAAGGGCGCGAAAAGGCGGCGATGGAGGCCAAGAGCGCGCTGAACAAGGCGTTCAACAACACTCGCTCGGTGTTCGGCGAGACGCAATTCGCCGCCGATAGCCTGCGCCAACGTTCGGCAACTGAGGCCGATCTGCGGTTCAAGGCGTTTCAAGAAGCGGCGGGCCTTGCAAGCCAGGACGCGCAATTCCGTCAGCAGGCGGGCCTCACCAATGCCGGGGCGGTCAATCAGGGCAACCAATTCAACGCCGGGCAGATGGACGCATCCTTGGCGCGTCAACTGCAAGCGTCGGGCCTGCTGGGTGATCTGGGCAACTCGACGGCGAACAACGACCGGGCAGACGTAGCGACGCAGCTAACGGCGGGCGGAGAGCAACAGCGCATCGACCAAGCCAAGCTCAACGCCAACCCGACGTTCCTGCAACTGCTGGCGCAGCTTAACGGATCTATGCCGATTGGTTCGTTCACCTCGACGACGAATCAGGGGGCCGGCTCGAGCAACTCGACCTCGACGACCAAAACGAGCGATCCGATGGGCGCGCTGTCTGGCCTCTTGGGTGCGGCAGGCGGGGCAATGTCCGGTTACGGCGCAATGAAGTTCGGGTGAGATCATGGCCCTTTTCGGTAAATCCACAAAAGCGCCCCTCACACCAGAGGAGCGCCAGGCCAAGGCGGATCGCTGGGCGCTGATCGGCGCGACCCTGCAAGACGTCGGCGGCGGTCTTGGCGGCGGCGACATGGGCGCTGTCGCTCGGACTCAAAAGGGCATCACGGCTCGCACTGAGAAGGCCATGTCCAAGGCCGCGACGGACAAGCTGATTCAACAGATGCTTGACGCCAACGTTGGCTCGGCCCGCAAGCCCATGCAGACGATGGGCAATAGCACTTTCGGCGCTCCTGATCTGGTCTCGGCCCAAGGTCCGCAGGCGCAACCGGCTGGCCCGCAAGGCATGGACCCGCGCGCGTTGCTCGAGGCGCAGCGTGATGGCGTCAACGTCGGCGGCTACATGGACATCCTCAAGGCGCTTCAGCCTGAAGGCCCGACCAAGCTAGGGGCCAATGAGGTTCTAGTCGATCAGCGCACGGGTAAGCCGGTCTATATCAACCGCGCCCAGAGCGAGAACGACTATACGCTGTCGCCGGGTTCGATCCGCTTCGGCCCTGACGGCAAGCCCGTAGCCAATGCTCCATTCGCTCCCCAGATCGTCACCGCGAGCCCTGAGAGCAACGTGTTCACGGTGGACAAGAACCCGCCCGGTCCCGTGCTGGGCAACTTCGACGTGGCGAGCATTGACCGGCTGATCGGTTCTACGGGTGGCCAAATCACCAGCGGCGCCCGCACGCCAGAGCGTAACGCTCAGGTCGGCGGCGTGGCCAATTCCTACCACCTGACCGGCCAAGCCCGCGACGTCCGCCCCCCGCCTGGGGTGAATACGACGCAATACGCCCAAACGCTTAAGGGCCAGCTTCCCGGCATGGATGTGATTGACGAGGGCGACCACGTTCACATTGAGCCGGGACGCCGTGCTGCGGGTGGCGGCATGCAGGTGCTTCAGCGCGGCCAGCCGAAAGCAACCAACGAGTGGGTTCCTGAATCCGTTAACGGGGTTAATATCCTCGTCAATAAAAAGACCGGCGACCGCAAGGCTGACCCATCCAGCCCGACCACCAAATCAGCCAAGCTCTCGGCGGACCAGATCGGCCGCTTCAGCCTTCTGGTTCCTTCGGCTCTCGCGGCGGTAAAGCGACTGAAGGAGTTGGAAGATGGGGGCTACAGCCTCAACAAGGACGCCATAGCAGCGCGCACCGTGGCGGGCGACAAGCCGGGCGGCATCGTTGGCGGCATCGCTCGCAGCATGGCGGGGCAGGATTACCAAGACTACAGCCAAGCGGCAAAGACCTTTGAGAGCGCCGTTCTTCCCATTCTGTCAGGCGCTGCTGTAACGGAAAGCGAGGCCGAGCGTCTCGTTACCGCTGCACTTCCTCAGATCGGCGACACACCGCAGACGGCAAAGGTTAAGGCCAAGTCGCGTGACAACATGGCTCGAGCTGCTGAGATCCTGTTGCGGGGCGGTTCGGCTCAAGATGTCGCCAACCTGCTGATTCCAGCCGACATTATGGCGGCGGCAGATAGCAAGCCCAAGGCGACAAAAGCGGGGCCGGTTCGCGTCTCGTCGCCCGCCGCCGCCGCGAAACTTGCACCAGGCACACGGTTTATCGGCCATGATGGCGTTGAAAGGGTTCGGCAATGAGTGATCCTTACGCCGCGTTCTCTAAACCGGTTACGAGCTACGACACTGTTAGCAAGCCCGTGGCGAAGCCGCGCCCCAAGGCTCCCGCCAAGCGAACCCTGCTTGAGGAAGTCGCGGGCGCTTCGGCAAACATCACCCGATCGGTCCCTGGCCTTGACGAGATTGGCGCGGCGCTTGGTGTGGGAGCCGACTTACTCAGCGGCAAGGTTCGATCCCTGGGTGACGCCGGGAAGTCGTGGGAACGAAATCGGGGCTACCAGCAGACCTACGCGCAAGACTTCGACACCCGCCGCCCTAACGCCGCTGCGTTCTCGCGTGGAACCGGCATGGCATCAACCATGCTTGTTCCCGCAACGGGAACGGCTGGAGCCTTCGCCAATTCCGGCCGCATGCTCAATGGCGCGCGCGGGGCGGTGCTGGCTGGCAATCAGGGCATGCTGACGGCGGCACTTGATCAGGGCTCGGGCAAGGAGCGCCTCGCCGCTGCTAGCAAGGCTGCTGTTGATCCTCTCACCCTGGCTCTAGGGGCCTTCACCGGCTCCCTGGCGCCAGCCAAGGCGAAGCCCAAGATTGCCAAGGCCCAGGCCGTACCGTTGGAGGAACTGCAAGCCCAGAAGTCGGCGGCTTACAAAGCTGTTGACGCATCGGGGGCGCGGTATTCGCCAGAGGCGTTCGACGGGCTGGTTAGAGACCTTTCGACCGACCTTCAAAAGGCCAATCTTAGCGCGATGCGGCACCCGAAGGCCGCTTCGATGTTGCAGGACATCCAGGGGCTTTCGGGTCAGTCCCCTAGCCTCACCGAGCTTGATCAGCTTCGCCAGGTCATCCGGCGAGATGTCGCCAGCGTTCCCGACGAAGCCGAACGGTTCTTTGGTATGGCAATGATCGACAAGATTGATGATTTCATCGACAACGCCGATCAAGCGGCGATGGCGGCTGGTAGTTCAGAAGACGCCAGTTCCCTCATCAAATCGGCGCGCGATCTGAATTCTCGTTATCGGAAAACGCAGTCAATCACCGATGCGATGGAAGAGGCGCGGTTCCAGGCTGGTAAAAATAATTCAGGCGGGAACATCGACAACAACACGCGCCAGAAGCTCGATGTCGTGAGAAAGAAGACCAATAATTTCACGCCCGCAGAACTTGCGGCGATGGAAAAAGTTATCATTGGCGGGAAGGGTCAAAACACCCTGCGCACCCTTGGCAAGCTCTCGCCGCAGGGTAACGGCCTAATGACGGCCCTGAGCATTGGTGGAGCCGCCGCAAACCCGCTTCTAGCCATTCCGACGATGGGCGGCGCTGTGTCAAAGACGGTTGCCGACGCCATGACGCGCGGCAATGTCGATGAGCTGCTTCGGATCGTGTCGAGTGGTTCGGTCTCTGGCCCAGAGCTCCAGGCTATGGATCAGGCCCTATCGTCCGCGCCTAGTTCAGAGGCGGTAAACGCTCTTCGTCGCGCGGTGGCGGCAAAGCTAACAAGGGCGGTGGGAGTGCAGGGCGGGACGGGACAGGTCTCGCCAGCGCTTCAGTAACCTTGCGCTTGAAGAACCTAAACGACCTCACCCAAGCCACGTAAAACACGAACAGACCAATCGACCATTCGCTCGTCCGAATGATCACGTCGAACTCATCTTCGCCCGGCCGTTGTAGGTGGGCGTAGGTCATCGGCTTTCGCATCCCCCCTCCTACCACACCCCCAACAATCCGACCACCAAACCCGCTAGCCGGGCCTTTCTGCGTGAGGAAAACACATGGCTGCTGTCACCGGCACTTTTACCGCAACGGGCCAGAGCGCCACGTTCTCGCCCATTGTTGCGACCCGCGACACCAACTGCGGTCAGTTCAACGTTTCGGCATCGGGAACGTTCGTTGCCACCGTCCAGCTTGAGCGGTCGTTCGACAACGGAACTAACTGGTTCGTCTGTTCCAGCGACAGCGCGGGAACGGCTGCGAGCTTCACGGCGCCCTTCTCAGTCACGGCTGAAGAACCGGAAGCGGGCACGCTCTACCGGCTCAATTGCACCGCCTACACTTCGGGGACGGTGACCTACCGGATCAGCCAATGATCAGCGGCGTCATCTACGGCGTAATCCGCCCGCCTGTCCGTGCCACCCTCTCTACGGGTGGGGGGGCTCCTGCTGGCTTCTCACTCTGGGTGACCGGCAGTCAGCCTTGGGTTTTTAGCACTCAACGCGCAATTAGCCCTGCGAGGCCGCAATGACCCTGAATACGAACGACGCCGCAGACCGCGCCTATATGCGGGCCGCGCTGGCTCTGCCGCTGGCTGGTCGCAACGGGCGGGAAACCGCCATCGCGGGCTTGCCTTCGCCTAAGCATTTGTCCACGTCTTCGGTCACGGGCTACACCTACACCCTCAAGCGTGAGGCCGAAGCCGACTATGACCGCGTCCGCTTCCACTTCCTGAACTTCACCGACGCGGACGTGACGGACCTGAAAGCGGTCTGCGCCTCGACCGAAACGGACTCGGTTTCAAGCGCCGCTAACCGGTCTCAGCCAATCGTCGGCGGGGTGACGTACAACGCGCTCGCGGCATCTGAAGACGCTCCCGGATGGCGTGCGGTGACGTTCCAAAGCGCGTCGCCAGGCACGATCCCGGCGCGCAAAGGGGGCTCTAGCGCGTATCGCCCTGGTGTCCTGACCTCCGATTGGATCGCCTGTCCGTCAGTGCCTCGCGCCGATGGTGGAACGCGGCCTCTGGTCATGATCCGCGCCTATTCCGCTGGCGCTCCGACCGTGTTTAACGGCCTCATCACCGATGTGGCGGGGGGCGGGTTTAACTCAGGCATCCTCTACGCCTGGAACAGTGCGTCGTCGGTTGCGGAGACTTGGTATCGCGCTTGCCGCACCGCCTTGTCCACCTCTGCCGTGGATGGCGTTGCGGACCTGACCGTCACTGGCAATGCCTCAAATTCCGGCCCGGCCGTGCTGATCGAGTTTGGCTACCGTAAGCGCGCCATCACGGTTCTTGGCGTAGGCGACAGCCTCTTGGCTGTGGCGGATAACGGGAAGTTTTCGACGGCAGGCTTCCGTGCCTGCGCGGCGATGGCGGCAGATGATGTTCCCGCGCACTACGTCAATTACGCGGACGCGGGCGAACTGTCGGTCATCTTCCAAGGTCCCGGCTTTGACGCCATGACGACCTTCCGGCCGGATATCGTCCTGCATCACCTCTACAGCCCCAACGACGGCACGCCCAACGCAACGCGGATCAATCTGGCGCTGGGGCGGCTTCGGTCGGTGCTGGCGCACGCGGCGGTCCTCGGGATCACTGTCGTGGTTCGTTCGGCTATGCCGGTGAGTAGCTGGGACGCCACGGCGACGGGCTTTCTCGACACGCTCAACGCCTCGGCGCAAGCGATGGCGGATGACGGCCTGTTCCTGTTCGCCAACCTCGTTCCGACGCTCACCACGGGCGCGTCACCAAACCGGCTTGTGCCTGCCATGACGCCAGACGGTACGCACTTCAATGACGACGGCTTGGATGCGGAGGCGGCGATCCTGAAACCCTTGTTCCTGCAAGTCGCCTAGACCCCCACACCCCTACTCATTTGGATGGGGACCACCTAACCGGCCAGACGAGGCGTTACGAGCGCCCCGCCTGGCCCCGCCGATGGACGACGGACCTAGCTAGGCGCGGACAACAAGCGGTGCAGTCGCCGCAGAGTCAAACTGAAAAGGACGCAGTGATGGACACTGGAGCCCTCAAGACCCGGATTTGCGGATCATGACGCCGGAGGTTTGGATTTCACTGGCTGGCCTTGCCGTTGTGCTGGCGGGCGCAGCTATCGCTTACGGCGTCTTGAGGCAGAATGTGACCGACCTCAAAGAGACCAGCGGCAAGATCGAGGCTCGCGTTACCGCATGCGAGGCGGGCCACGCCAACACGGCCAACGAGATGAACGCCCTGCGGGTTGACGTGGCCATCCTAACGGAACGGTCGGGCGGGACGATTGCTAGCCTGGACCGGATTGAGCGGCATTTGTCCGACTTGAGCCGTGAGCCTACCACGTCAGCGCGTCGCCGCACGGCGCCCAAATGATCGGCCGTATCTGGTCGGCGTTACTATCGGCCGCGCCGGTTCGCCTATGGGCTCAGATCATCGCGGCGGGGTCGTTCCTCGGCTTCATCGTGTCGATCTCGGCTTACATCCGCTTCGGCTCATGGTCGCCAGCGGTTGAGGCCAAGCGCGTCGATGCGCTGTTCTGGCTGGGTGTCGCGGTGGCGTTCCTGCTGCTGTTCGCCCTGGCTGCAATCACTGAGCAGAAGTTCGGCATCCGCGCCACCCGCGACGGCTTCAACGCCGACGTTGAACGAGACGACGAGCCCCCAACAACGACGGTGGAAACGACCGTCACGGTGACGGAGCAACCCAAATGACGCTTGATCCCAAGCTCAAAGACTACGCCACCGACCGACAAAAAGAGGTGATTGACGCAGTTATAGAGACGGGATCGCAAGCCGCAGCGGCAAGGAAGTTAGGCGTCGTCAACAACACGGTTTTTGAGGCGGTGCAGGCCGTAAACAAGAAGGCGGCAGCGGCTGGTTACGCGCCGAACCATTTCGTTAGCGGCGTGGCACCCGGTTTTGTGATGGGCAAAATCACCGTTCAGCGCAGCGCCACTGGCGAGGTTGAGCGGACGTGGGAGCGCCAATCGCCGGAAGACACCCGCAGGCTAGAAGCCATCTCTGCAGCCTTCTCAGAGGCCGCCCTAGACCTTCCAAGGCTCAAGCCCATCCCACCGCCCGCCTCTAGCCGCCACGACCTTTGCAACCTCGCCACCTTCAGCGACTACCACATGGGCATGATGGCCCGATCTGCCGAGACGGGCGCAGATTGGAACGTCGAGATTGCCGAGGCCATGCTTATCGCGGCCTTTGAAGACATGATCCGCCGCGCCCCGCCAGCCGGTAAGATCATCATCAACATCCAAGGCGACTTTCTGCATACCGATGGCCTGAAGCCCGTGACCCCGACGAGCGGTCACATCCTCGATGCGGACGGCTCATATTCCTACATGGTCAAGGCGTCTGTGCGCGTGCTGCGCCGCCTTTGCGACATCGCTCTGATGTTCCACGGTTCGGTCATTGTGGTCTTTCTCCCCGGCAATCACGACCTATCGGGTCAGGTCTGGCTGCGCCACATGTTCGCGGCGCTCTATGAGCATGAGCCCCGCCTATCGGTTGTCGATAACGAGACGCCGTATTTCGTGATTGAGCACGGCAAGAACATGCTGTGCTTCCACCACGGCCACATGAAGAAGCCGGAAGCCTTGCCGCTTCTGTTTGCTACCCGGTTCGCGGAAGCCTGGGGCCGAACGGTCCATCGCGTGATCCACGCGGGCCACTATCACCACGAACACCGAAAAGACTTCTCGGGCGTCCGCTTCCACCAGCACACGACGCTAGCGCCTGCCGACAAGCACTCTAGCGACTTTGGCTATGACAGCCTGCGAGAGGCTATCTGCATCACCTATCACGACAAGATGGGCAGGTTTGGCGAAGTCGTGGTGACGCCCGAAATGCTGGCCGCTTGATGTCGCAATCTGCGACTTCAAAACCCCGAATCGAGGAGACCCCATGACTTGGCGCTACGATCAAAGCTCCGGCGAGCTGACCCGCGACGGCAAGTTCGTCTCGCGCGGCTACAGCGGCAACGGCCGGGGGAAGAACAATCCTTCGATGCAGGCGGCTCGCGGCGTCGGGCCGATCCCGGCCGGGAAATGGAAGATCGTCGGCCCGCCTTATGATAGCGCCAACGTCGGCCCGTATGCGCTGAAAGTGTTTGCGACTGATGGCGTGCTGGACGACACGCACGCCGGGACGGGGAGGGGCGCTTTCCGCATCCACGGCGACAGCGTTCGGGCTCCGGGCACGGCCTCGCATGGCTGCATCATTCTGCCCCGCAACATCCGACAAGCCATCTGGGCCAGTGGTGATCGGGATCTCGAGGTTGTGGCATGAACCCCCGCACCCTCGCCATAGCCGCCGCAATGCTGGCGCTTGTCGTCATCATCGCCCTGTCAGGATCTGGCCTCAATCCGTGGGTTGCCGCCAAGCGGGCTAACGCTCGGGCTGATGTGGCAACGCAGCAAGCCGCCGTTGAGACCAAGACGACCGAGGTTCTCGACCGCGTCGTCAGGTCTGAAGTCATCATCCGGAATCAAGCCCAAGGAGCCGTCGAACATGTCGAAGCTGCCATCGGAACCGAAACACCGCTACCGCCCGCTGTTGGGGCTGCTGTGCGCTCTGGGGTCGACGGGATGCGCAACGGCTCCGGGTCAGGTGCAAATCATGATCCCGGAAAGCCTGCGAGCGCCCTGTAACCGCGCCGAAGTCGGCCCCCTCGCCACGGTTGGCGATCTGGGCTCGCTGGTCATTCGACAAGAGGCGGCTGTGTCGCTGTGCGATACGCGGCGCGAGGCTGTGGTGGCTATCGTTGACGGCTACACGGCGGCGACCAAACCCAAACGCTGGCGGCTCCCCTGGATCAGATGACCGCCCGCTAAGGGCCGCACCACGACACCGGCTCGCCGTAAGGCTTGAGCCTACAGCGCCCGGTCTCGCTTCGGCGGGGCCGGGCTTTCGTCGTTTCAATCACGAATTGTTACAGCAAGTCAGCGCTGGACATAACGGGACGCAAGCCAAGGTTTTCCTATTTGCACCCGCCGGGGTGAAGCGATAGAAATGTCGCCAGAGCCGAGTGTCGAAAACGGATCTAGCGAGGCCCGGCCCTGCACGGCCAGTTTTGCAACATTAAGCCCGTCACTCCTTAACCGGGGTGGCGGGCTTTCTGCGTCTTGGGCTATCTCGTCACCCCTGCCGACTATAGGCGGGGAGTAGGGGGTTTGTCGTCAGGTGTGGCGAGTATCCGCCGCACCTCATCACCAGCTTCAGCGTCAGTCGGCTCCCGGCCAAGGCGGGCGGCTAGGACGTTGTAGATCGTGTCGGGGTTGTCGTTGCGGACGGTGTGGGTGATGTGGATCATGGGGCGACAGGCTCAAACCTGCCGTCTTCCATTTCGGTCTGGCCACGGACCCACAGCGGCTTGTCAGTGAGGTTGATCTGGCCACCGCGCGAACTGACGATCCACACCGCCTGATAGGCGTAGGCGGGGGCGTTGAACGCCTCTAGGCGGCAAGTCTCGGGCGTGTGAACGATGCGATAGACGCCGCCCGTTTTGATGTGCTTGACGAGCTGCTTGCGGCGGAACTTTGGAGCGAGCGCAGCCGCTGCTACCAAGCCAGCCTCAACCCGCTCGCCGCAGGGCGTGTCGGCTGTTCCGGGATGATCACTCATTCTGTTCTCTCTCTATCCCTGTGGCGTATGCCGGTTGGAGGGTGGTTAAAACTGGCGCCAGCCAAAACGCGTGCGCTTCTCTGTCACGATTGCCGACACGTCATCGAGCCGCAGGTACAGCGGATAATCGTTGGACTGAACTGCCTGAAACATAGTCAGGCTCCCGTCCGCGCTGTTTTTCTGCGTGAACTTTTCGGCGTGAACGGTGATCGTCGCGCCGCTCTTTAGGTGAATCTTCGCCCGGATCATCTCTATCTCCTGCCTCCCGGAGGGGGTTGGGGTTGGGGGGGGTGTTTAGGCGTAGCGGTGCTGCGCCGGGGCGTTCGCGGGATCAGCCAGGGCCGCGTGGATGCCCGCCGCCATTTCCGGGTTTGCCGCCTCGATGCTGTCGGCGTATGCCGACGCCGCGACAATGGCGTGTGGATCGGCTCCCGAGAAGTCGAGGACCATCGAATAGCGGCGGCTCGCCGGGATGGGCTTGCCGTCGATGCGCTCGATGATGAAGCGGGGCTCAAGGGCGCCAGTCGTTGCGCGGGTCGGTTCGGTCATGCTGCTTGTCCTTCAAACATATCAGGGTGAGGCTCGCGAATAGTCCAGCGGGGCGGGCATTGCGCCGCGTCCCATCTGTCGGCCATAGCGCGAGCGGTGTTCTGCGGCCGATTGTGATTGCGCCCGACGTCTGAGCTGTCGGCGCTTGCGAAGGGGTAGGGAGCCCGCGCCACCACGTCCAAGCCGCGAAGCATGTGGATGGTCGGCGTGCGCTTGTGGGCCTTGGCGATCTCGTTCCAAACCTGATCCATGCGGGCGGTCCAGGAGGGCGAGAAGATCACCGCATATTCAGCCGTCGAGCCGAAACAGATGCGCGGCCACTCGTCCAAGAGCCGCAAGGCCCGGTGGATCGGCTCATCCATATGCCAGACCGGAGCGCCCTTGTGACCGTGGGGCCACTCCCGCAACAGGGCGTCTTGCTCCTGCGTCCCGGCGTCGATCACGTCAGGGATGACGGCCCAGGTCGTCGGGTAGTCAAGCCACTGGTCGCACCATGCGTAATAGGCGGGCCAATCGGTCTTCGCGCCGGATTTCCAGACGCTGAACGCCCCGTTGTCGAGCATGACCGATGAGCCGATTTGATGGGCCAAGGCGCATTGACTGCGGGCGCTGGTCGCGTGCGAGACGCAGGAATTCTTTCCGGCAAGGGTCAGAAGTTCCGCCGCTGGCGTGATCGGGAGGCCGTGATACTTGAGGGTCATCACAGCTTCACGCAGCAGTAAATCCGCTTCAAGGGGCGGTTCACATCCACGACCAGACAGCCCGGCAAGCGGGTTCCGATCCAGCGGCCGATTTCCTCGGCGCGGGTCATCTCGTCGGGAAGGGTCGTGTGGTCGAGTTGGCGAACGACGCCGCCCAGCAGCTTTTGCAAGCCGACTGCATCGCCGGTCTCAAACCACGCAATCACCTCGTAGGAATGGCCGTGAAGCTCCTTCCGCACGATGTCCTTGTGGGTGACGCTGAGAATGTGGCCGACGCCAATCATGCGGAGGTTGCCCTTTTAAACGGTACCGATTACATAAACGGTACCGACTAGCGCCGCAAGCAAATAAAACGGTACCGCCTAATGTCCTTGATAGCCGCCGACGCTTCGCCTATCGGGTCCCGCATGGGACGCCCACCGCTCGGCAACAAGCCAACTCAGGTCCGACTGCCGCAGGACGTGATGGATCGCATTGACGCGCTTTGCGGCCAGAACCGCCGCGCCGTCTTCATTCGTGAGGCTGTGCTTGCGGAGCTTGAAAAGCGCGAGGCGGAGGCGCGGCGCTAGGTCTCGCCCATGGCTCGCCCCAGTATCCCGGCAACCAAACGCGAACAGAACCCGCCAAAACCCCCTGACCACTAGCCCCAACCCCTTGTTCCCCAAGGCCTAGCCGGGTGGCGTGTTCGTTTACACGGAGAGGGTCACAAGTTCGAAACTTGTACCGCCCACCAAGTCTATAAGGGGTTTGCGGTTTCGCCCCGATTTCACGCCCCGGATTTCGCTCCGGATTGGCCCGCAATAGCCCGTCGCGCCGCCCGCTGGTGGTCGGGCCGGTGATGGCCGTAATGGGCCTCTAGAGTTGCCGCCGTCATCCCCAGGAACGCGGCGGCGTCCCAAATGTCGGCCCCGCCTTCCATGAGCCATGTCGCGGCGGTGTGGCGCAGCCAGTGAGGCGTGATGGCTTCCGGCAGGCCAGCATCCGCGACGCACCCCGCAAAGCCCTTGCGAACGTCGGTGGCGATAGGCAGGCCTCCGAAGTGCAGGACCGACACCCTCGACGCCATCGGGTCTTTGCGTTTGGCTTCGGCTTCCTTGCGCCGGTCGATCTCGCGCCAGCGCCGCATATGGGCCAAGAGCCGGGAGGGCAGGCGAACCACGGGGCGGCGCTTGCTGGCGCTGTCCTTCTCGCCCTTGCCCCGGCGATAGATCATCCCCTTGTCGAGATCGACCCACGCTTGCTTTGCGGCTTCCTCCCATAGCAGGAGGGTCACGACCTTGGACCGCGTGCCGGTGTAGAGGCCAATCAGCAGGAACCGGGCGAGGTGCTTGCGGTTCATCTTCACTTGCCGCGTCGTGGGCTCCCAGGAGCCGTCAGGAAGGCGCTTGTGGCCCATCGTGGCCCGTAGGAGCGCAGCGGCTTGCGAGCGGCTTAGGGCGTCCCGTGGGCTCTCTGGGCGCTTGGGTAGCCAGACGGTCGGGCGGCTGGTCAGGGTGTGTTCGTCGTGCCAGTAGCCTATTGCGGCGGAAAGCGTCTGAAGCTCGCGCGCGGCGGTCTGGTCTGAGATTGTGCGGGCCGATAGCCCCTTGCCGGATGCGATGCGCTGAGAGGTCCGCCACGTTGTGTAAGCTTGGCAACTAGACCGCTTCACGTCGGCAACAACGCGCTCACCCCACCAGGCGCTCAGGTTCCGCACCCAGCCTTTGAGGGATTTCGGGTCCGCGACCTTTGGCCCCTTCTCGACCGAATATAGGGCTAGGACTTCAGCGATTAAGACCTGAGATGGGTCGCTAGGGTTATAACCTGCGACCGGCGCCCATTTCGACGCGATGTAGGCGGCGAGGTCTCGCCCTGCGGCGTCAAGCTCGTCTCGATAACGGCCCGTGCTGATCTCAGCCGATCCATCACGGATGACCCAGACGGGCTCCCTGCGCTTTCCGGTGCTGCGCTCGACGCGGCCCTGTCTGAGATACAGCCGGGGGCCTTTGGCTTGACGGGGCATTCTGCGGCCTTGAACATGGCCCTGACCTTGGCGGGCGTGATGTAGAACTTCCCCGCCACCTGGGCAGGCGTCAACGTCCCCTTGCGGATTTCCGTCCGAAGGGAATGGGTTGTCAGCGGGCCGGTGGGATAGAACACGGCGATATATTCGTCTAGCAGCATCGGCGCGTCGTCTGGCCACTCCTCCGGCCGTGGTCTTTGCTGGACGCGGGGAGGGGTCAAGGGGTGGGCTCCTGCGATTGGAGGGCGACAGCATCGGCCAGCCGGTTGATGGCCTTCGCCACCTCAGCCGCACCGAGACATACGCACCCGGCAAGAAGCACGATTGCAGCCGCCATCACCCCTCTCCCCGCGAAAGAAGGGCGGCCTCAAGGCAGGCGCGGGCTCTAGCTGTGACCAGATCAGACGGGGTGACTTTTCTACCCATCACGGCCTGTAAGCTTTGCTCCCAGATAATCTGAGTAAGAGCCTTAGCCCCCGCCTCGACCATCTCGTCAGTCACCGCCACCGGCAGGGCTTCCCCCTTTAGTGGGGGAGGGGCGGCGGCAATCATGGCGCGGTATCCAGCCTCAAACAGGGTTTGCGGAGAGCGGCCATTCCAAGACATGCCAGAGCCAGCGCCTGTTGCATCAACGGCGGCATTCAGCATCGCCATGGCAGGATCACGCGGGACCATGACCCATTCCCCGCTCTCGGGGTGGGGGCCTTCAGAACGGGCGGCTTGGATGATCCGCGCCAAGTCGACAGATGACAGCGAATGAACACCCGGCACAAAGGTGTGGCCGAACGTGATGGAACGCTTAATCAGCGCGGCGTCGGCCTCTGACAGTTGATCACCCATGGTCCCGGCTCCCTTCCTGCTGGGGGTTGAGGGCGGTTTCGCAGATGGCGCGGACGTCAGCCAAGGCTTGTCCGCGCTGCGCCGCATTGATGATTTCGCCGGGAGTTCCGACGCGAACGCTTGCATCGACCAGGGCCGACGAAAGGCGGCGGATCTCCTTGCGCGCTTCATCCCGTTCCGCGCACCGCTCATGAACTGCGGACTGTAGGAGGCTGGCGCGCTCGATGGCTTCGTCGTAGGCGGCTTCAAGGCGAGAAACCATCTGGCCGACGTTCGCCTGAAGGTTGGACATCACCCGCTCCACAGCGGCTTGAACTTCTGGGGTCATGTCCTACCCCTCCTTAGTGGTGAGAGCGGCGGCGCGGCGAAGGTCGCTGTAGCGGATGACCGCCCCGTTCTGGCCACACCAGCAGGCATCGTCCGCGCCCTTGGCTTTGGCGCTCACGTCCGCGAACGGCTTCAGCGCAGCCAGCAGGCTATCCCGCTCGGCCAATAGGGCCTTGATGGTCTCGGGGTTGGCGAGGGCGATGAATGTGGCGTTTTTTGGCCAGATTTCCCGCGACGCTTCCATAATTTCAGAAGGCGGCATGCACACGACGTTTCCGTCATCCCGCGTCCTGAACGAGACAATGCCATCAAGATCATCGGAGCCGTTTTGCCAAGGCCCCGGCGTCGCAGCTTCAGCCGCCGCTCTCAGTTCATCGTATCGGTCACTCATCTCTCATCTCCTGAATGGTTGGCGCAGGGGGTGTGGGTCATGCGGCGGCTCGCTGGGCTTGAAGGGTCTCGACGGCTGCGATCCGCTGGCCAATCCAGGCCATCACGGGGACAGCCATGCTATTTCCCAGCGACTTGTATCGGGGGCCATCGGCGGCCAGGCCGCGCCGGTATGGAATGGCCGTATAGTCGTCGGGGAAGCCCTGAAGGCGCTCGCACTCGCGGGGCGTCAGGCGGCGGACGGAAGACGCCGCGGCTACAATGTCAGGCCCGCGGTCGTCGCAGGGTGAGCCATCATGACGGCGCGATAGCGTGCGCGCCACGTCGCCCCCGAACGCCACGTAATCCCGGCTGGAGCCGCCCGACGCCGCCCGAAGCGCCCCGATCTGGTCGCCGCCAACTTCCGGCATGGCGCCGCCTTCCCGGCCGCGCAGGGCGAAGGAAATGGGCTGGGTGATGAAGCCCCCGCCCTGGTTGCCGCCGACAGGACCGCCAGCCATGATCGGTTGAGCTATGTCAGTTTCGCGGGCCTTGTAATCCTTGCCGCTGTTCATCGGCATGATGGAGAAGGCAACGGTATGAGCTATGAGCGGAGCGCCATCGCCATCGCCATCGCTTGAAGGGCCTTTTGCGTCGCGGGCTTTCAAGGCCGGACTGATCATCGGCGCATGAATTAAGCTCTCGCAGGTGTCTACGTCTGTGCCTGGTGGTCGATCCCCGCCCGTGCGGTTGCCTCCAGCGCGGAGCGTAGGGCTGACGGCAGTTCCTTGCCCCGCTTGGCGGCGCGGCGCAGGATTCCCCGACAGGCCATCGCGCTCAAAAAGAACCGCTGCGGCACGTCGCCAGTCTCCAAGGTATCCGACAACGAACACACGGCGGCGTCTTTGGGCCACTCCGAAGAACTGAGCGTCAAGCACTCGGTAGGCGAACCCATACCCGAGTTCGACCATGCCCCCGAGAATGGCTCCAAAGTCCCGTCCTCCGTTCGACGACAGGACGCCGGGGACGTTCTCCCAAACCAGCCACCGGGGCCGCAGTCGGTCAGCAAGCCTAAGAAACTCAAGGGCCAGGTTGCCACGGTCGTCATCCAGTCCACCTCGGAGACCCGCGATGCTGAAAGACTGACAAGGTGTTCCTCCGACCAAAAGGTCGATTGGCTGGTAGTCGCCAGATTGGATCGTCGTGAAGTCGCCATGCAGCGGGGTCTCCGGGTAGTGGTGAGCCAAGACGGCGCGCGGGAACGCCTCGATTTCCGAGACGAACGCGGCTTTCCAGCCGAGCGGCTTCCAGGCGACAGATGCAGCCTCAATGCCGCTGCAAACAGATCCGTAAGTGAGGCCCATCACTCCCCCCTCTCAACTGCGACAAGGCTCCGCTTGGACGTGCCAAAGGGGCGGGAGGGGATGCGGACGGGGACGGATGGCTTGCTGAAGCCGCGCGAATGGATCTTGCGTTTCATCCGGCCTTCGCCTGCGTCGCGCTTCCTGATCCGGCGAGCCTTGGCAATCATCTTCACGTCAAGGGCGGTCTTGCGCTTATGGCAGGACACGCAAAGAGGCTTTAGGTTTTGGTCATCGTCAGCGCCGCCAAGCTCCAGCGGAATCGTGTGGTCTAGCTGAAGGCTGTCGGTTATCCCGCAGCCTGGGTAAGCGCACTTGCCGTGGTACTTGGCGATGATGCGGGCGCGGCGGCTCTGCCCCATTGCCTTGCGGGGAGTAGCGGGGACGGGTTCGCGGGTTAGGGTCATCCAACCTTCCCCATCGCTCTCATATCTGACTGCTGCGTCCTCCAGGCGTCTATGACGGCGGACGCGGCGTCGCGACGGTCGCGCTCGCGGTAATAGTTTTCGGCTACCAGCTTGAAGTCGATCAGCGCGCGTTCGTACTCTGGCGAGCAAAGGGCGGTGGATTGGCGCTCGCCTATGGTCTTGCCGTTGGAGCCGATCTCAGCGCGTGCCAGCGTCACCTTCAGTTGCTTTTCGGCAAACTCATAGGCGGCACGGGCCGTAGCGTGGCTGTTGGACTTCAGAAGGTCGAAGGCGTGTTCGACGTGGGTGTCGGGGATGCGGATCATCAGACCACGCTCCTGATTTCTTCGATGGCAAAGCCTGGGATCTGACGCTTGCCCTCGCGCACGGCACGATAGGCGAGCGACAGAAAAAACGCCTCGCACTCGGCCCGGCGCTCACTCCAAGCCCAGCGGGCGGCGGCGGTTTCATCAACCATCACGGGCTCGTATGAGGTCCGCAGGGTGGTTGCGCGGGCTCCGCCATTGCCATGCGCCTTGTCGTTCTCCGCACGCTTGGCGAGGGTGTTGGCCTTGCTGGCTTCCTTCTCCAGTTCGGCGGCTTTTTCCTGCGCTTCCAAGTCGGTGGCGTGGGCGGCGCGAGCGGCCTCGATGGCGGCTTGCAGCTTGGCCTCCGCAGCGGCGCTGGCTTCCTCTGCCACGCGCTGCTTTTCGGCTTCCTGCGCCATCAGGAACGGGGCCAGAGCTTGCTTGCAGATCGTGACAACGCGGTCGGCGCTTTCGATCAGCGGCTTGAACTTGGCCTGCACGGCCTTCCCGGCTTCGTCATGCGGGCGCTTCTCGTCGGCTCGGGCAACGTCGGAGGCTTTGGAGGCTTTGCGGCCTTCGTCCATCAGCTTGGACACCGCATCGGCTTCGGCTTGGGTGGTTACGCCAGAGCCGTCCAGAAAGCCCTTGGCCGTCTCAACGAGGTCTTGAACGTGAACCTGTATAGCGTCGAACGGTGTCGGCTCGGGCGGGTAGTTCGCGCCAATGCCAAGACGGTCCATGTCGGCGGCGATTTCAGCTAGGGCGCCCATTACGCGGCCTCCTGCTGAGTGAATGGATCGGTGCTAACGCCAAGGGTAATTTTGAGGCTGTCCTTGACCTTCTCGACAAAGGCAAAATCCGCGTCGGACATCACGCCGCGCCAGCCCTTGTAGTTGCCAGCCCAGATCTGTTTCATCTCGTCCAGATCGCGGCTGGTCTGAAGTGTCTTGACGGCAAGATCGCGCGCCCTGGTGTCGGCTTCCACAACCACGTTGGCTTGCGTCTTGTCATACAGGGCCAGACCAAAGGGGTTGCCGAAGGTCATAAGCGCCCGCTTCATGGCGTCGCTCTCAGCTTCCTTCAGGGCGCTTTCGTGTGCCTGGTCGGCGTCTTTGTCGATCCCGGAGCCGAAGCCGCAGCCCTCGCGGGTGATGGCTTGGCCATTGGCGCGGACGGTGATGCGAACGCGGGCGCTGTAGCCAACGCGGGCCTTGTCGCCAACCATGCGGACATCGCCAAGCTGGCGCAGTTCGACGGTTTCGCGGTCCCATCCGTCAAAGCCGAAAATGCGGTTGGCTTCTGCAATGGCGTGCCAGGCCTCGACGTAAGACAGTTCCCGCCCGGCTTGCGAGCGCGTCTTGACGTTGGCCTTGTTCAGCGGTGCGTCGAGCGCGGCGATTTGTTCAGGCGTGAACATGGGCGGGTTCCTTGATCTGGCGCTCTAGCTGGTCGGCCTTGGCCTCAAGCTCGGCGGCGATTGCGAGCCGTTCATCGGCCCATTTCTTGACAGGGCAGTCGGCGGCGTTGGCGCGGTGTGTCGCGGCGTCGTGGCGCAACAGGCTGGCGCGCTGGATGACGGCGAGGCGGCTCATTGCAGACCCTCGGGATCGGCGCGGTACAGGTCCCGCGTCTCGGTGTGGGTGATGATCTCGCGGACAACCAAGGGGCCGCGACGGCTGCACTCGATGTCTGCGTAAATCTCGGCAAGCGTCGGCGTCGCGAAGGTGGAAGCGATGGCGCCGCGCTCGGTGCAGACGGCGTAAGTGGTTTGGGTCTGAGTCATCAGCGGGACTCCATGACGTATCGCTTGGCCTCGTCCTTGGTCATGTTTTCGCCGGTCCAATCGTTGCCGATGGTCTCGCAGTCGACAGCATCAATCAGAGCGCAAAGGGCCTCTTGTTGCGCGGGGGTTTCTCGTTGCATCATGGCGCTCGCGCATTGAGGTCCGGCGTCGTTGTAGGCTTCCAGCGCAGCGAGTCCGGCCGCGCTTTTGATGTCCATCGCCTTCCAGGTTCCCCACTTCAGGATCAGTCTGTCTTGGGTCATCACGCGGCCTTTCGGTTCTGGTTGTTGGCGTTGACGGTGGCGCGGGTTAGCTGCATCCACACGCTGTCAAGGCGGTTGAGGGTCTCGACGTTGCTGGTCTGCTCGCCCATCGACTTCAGGGCTTGCTTGATCCGAACGCGGGTGATTTCGGGAAGGGGCTGGCCTTCAAACCAGACGGCGCCATCCTGAGCGGTGAACAGCGGGCTCATGTCACGCTGACCGTGGCAAAGGGCGCACGCTCACAAGCGGTTAGAACCTTGTCGGCGCACTCGATGGCGACGCTATAGGAACCCCAGCCGTTGGGCGGGTTGAGCGCTTGGAACTTTGCCGGTTCGGCGTAGAAGGCGGCGAGGGTCTGGCGCAGCAGCAGGGCGACGATCCCGGCTTTCTGACCATCCCATTCTTGCGGCCCGATGTTGCCACCGTTAGCCGCCGCGAACATGGGTCGCAGATTCCACGTCATGTTGACTTCAAGGTCGCCGACGGAGATCAATTCAGGCCCGCCAAGATCAGCGACGAGGGAAATACCGTAGGACATCAGACGATGCTCCAGAGCATTGCGGACACAGCCACCAGGGCGGCAAATCCAGCGGAGAGGCGGGCGAGGGCGGGGATGGTCATTGACCGAACACCCGCGCCAGAACATCAGCCGTGGCGATTTCAGCCGTCCGAAGCGCCGCCCATGCGGTGTCAGCGGATCGGTAATCACCAACCGTCTCGCCCCCTGCAAAGCTCAGGCGCGCACCGTCCAGAGAGGGGGAAACCTCGAGGCGGACATAGCGGCGTTGGGCGGCTAGGGAGGGGTCAGAGCGGGTCATTGACTGGCCTCAACCAGCTTGCCGCCAACCGCGCGATACCAGCGGTCAGGCTCTATGCCGTCCCGCCCGACGATGCCGCAGGCAACGGAAATGATGGGATAGCCTTGGCCGTCATAAGGCCCGCGCTCGCAGGCAAAGAGGGCGTTACCAATGGCGCCCATGACCTGACCAGCGAAGCCGCTCGCCGTGGCCGCGCCCTGATCGCCGCTCGCCGTGGCCGCGCCCCGAGTGCCGCTCGCCGTGGCCGCGCCCTGATCGCCGCTCGCCGTGGCCGCGCCCTGAGTGCCGCTCGCCGTGGCCGCGCCCTGATAGCCGCTCGCCGTGGCCGCGCCCTGATAGCCGCTCGCCGTGGCCGCGCCCTGAGTGCCGCTCGCCGTGGCTAGTCCATTCGCCTTGACGGCGATTGGACCCTCTAGGGTGGCGCGGTCCATAACCCACTTGACTGCCTCTAGGGTCAAATCTCGCAGGCTCAGTTCTTGCCCGACCTTGAGGATTTCAGCGGCTACCTTGACGTTGTCGTCAGTGTGCGTCGCTCCGCCGAATTCCACGCGATAGAAGCGCGAACCGGCCGGGGGATAGTAACCGAACACCTCTAGCGGATGGGCGTCGCCAACAATGGCATGGAAGCCCGAATGGCAAGCGACCACAGAACCGGTGTGGTGATAGGTTTTACCGGCTTCAAACTGGAAGCCTCGGCACTGCATGTTAGCGTCGAGGCCCTTAATTGCTGGGCTCATCGGCACAGCAGCGGGCACAGCTTCAGCGGTCTTTTTCTTCGCGGCCATGGGGCTGCTCCTGGGAATGTTGGGGGTTATTCGGCGGCGATATGGAGGGCGCGCGTTGCCAGATCGGCCTCAAGGTCAGCCGCTATCTCCGCCGCGTTGCGCGTCCTGAAGCCCCAACTTTCGCGAACCAGCTTGACGCCGCGAGCTTCCAAGCTGTCGGCCAGATAGTTGACCGTATCGGCGGGGCTGTAGATCGCGCCCAGAGCCGTGCTGTAGCCGCGAGCCTTGGTGATGTCGGGAGCGCGTGGCGCGGTCTTGGCGGCGAGGGCGGCTTCAAGGTCTTGCATGGCGGTTGCCATCGGGCTGTCTCCGTGTGTGGAGACAAGCTACAAAACGTACCCAATTACGTCAACACAAAATGTACCCAAAAATGATCGCGTTTCGCTTTTCGCTTAAATCGGCCGTCGCTATTCGTTGGAGAGGATGTAGCGGACGCCGCGCCCTATGGACGCGCAAACCAGAGCGATAAGGACAAAGGCGCCCGTTATATAAAAGCGAAAGCTGTCGGGCGTGAACATAACCCCAAAGGCAAAAATGACGCTAGGCGCGCTCAGAACCAACGCCACCCAGTGCAAAACGCGCCCAAGCCTCACGACTGCGCTATTGCTCGCGTTGAGCTGGCGGGGCCAGATCCAGTTAGGCAATTCTCTGATCCTTAGGGAGCGGCTTGGCGAAAGGGTGTCCGCGACCAAGGACGAGCCATTCGACGGTGACGTTGTAGGCTCGGGCGTATTTCTCGGCATGCTCATACTTCAGCGCCTTGGTCTGGCGCTCCCCCTGCTCATGGCTTTTGTAGGTGTTCTCAGGCCAGCCGAAGAACCGCGCCGCCGCCCTGGATGATGTCAGATGACCGCCATCCGGCGTGACGTATTGCTCGCGCGCCCAGCGCAGGCGCCCGCCTATCGTCTTTAGGTCCGCAGGTTCTGCCGCTTGTCTTCCCATGGGTGCGAGTCGTACCCGACGAATTGGGTACGATAGGTGTTGACCATTTTGGGCACGTAGTGTACCCAATTCACATGCCCAATTCATTTGCAGACGTGATTGATCTTTTCGGCGGTCCAGCGGCTTTTGCCAGGGCTGTCGGAATGACGCCAGGCGCGGCCAAGCAGGCCAAGCGCCGCAATTCCATTAGTGCCGAATGGTTCACCGCCACCGCGCAAGCCGCCAAGCTGGCGCGCATTGCTCTGGTGGATGAACGAATTCTGGCCGCTCTTGCCGACGCACGCCGCGCCGCATGACCTACGCCAGCGGCCCCTTGCAACGCGACGTGCAGAGCGCGCACCGCAGCCTCAGGATGGTTCGCGCCTCCGCTGCTGTTGCTGTGACCTGCCCGCTGAGCGAGGGGATGAGGTGGTCTTCGGCATCGGCAAACGCCCGATCCATCGCCCGCATGACCTTGCGGCATTTGTTCCCCGGCTTTGGCAGAACTGCCCCAGCCAGCGTTTGGAACATCCAGAACACGTTTCGCCTGTACTCGACCACTGACGCCACCCTTTACGCTGCACTGCGGCATGGTGGCGTCTCTACGTTGCAAAGCGCAACGACAAAGCTTGCTCTGATTGTACCCGCTTTGGGTATGAGTCCTCACGGGCGAGTTTTGTAACCGTGAAAACCCTAGCGCGAAACATTTCCCATCCGACTGTCGCGCGCCTCCCCCAAGAGCGGCAGCCGGTGGCGTGTGTCTCCATCCACACGCTAGGCCCGACTGCGACTGCGTTTTCTGGCGCGTCGGGCCACCTAATTGCTGTGAAGGGTCGGGGCTGGGCAACCAGTGGAGCCGGTCACAGCACGGCGCGGGCGGATTGGAATGGAACGTCCGCGCCACCCCTTCAAAACGCGAAAAGCGGGGAGGGCTGCAACCCGTCCCCGCCTGATTTCCGTCAGTCATCGCGTTCACTCTGCGTAATCAAGTCCGCGCCCGATAAGCGCCTCAGCCTGCTCTCTGTAGCTCTCAGCGACACGCCGCAGGCCTCGACAGCCTTCCGCGTCCGCCTGCCGGTCGTTCTCAACGGCCCGGCAAATCAGCACCAACGCTGCAATGAAATCGGCGTCGGCGGGTTCCATCTGGTCCTCAATCCCTCTGTTCCGGTCATCCAACAATGACCTCTGGAGCATGGGAAATCGTGGGCCGAAATTACCGGGAACTCCCGATCGCTAAGACGATCGGTGACGCCCTTCGCGACCTTATCCGCCGCCGCTACGCCAACAACGCCGCCAAGACGATTGAACGCGATTGGGACCTAGACCCCAAGACCGCGAAGAACGTCGTGACGGCTGGCCATGTCAGCGAACGCACCATCACGAAAGCGGTTCGCGCTGAAGGCTGGCCGCTGCTGCTGGCGCTTGGCGCCGAACTCACGGGCGAGACCTTCGAACAATTCGAGGAGCGCCGCCTAACCCAAATCATCCAGGAGGCAGAGATTGCCCGCGAGAACATTCACCGGATGGCTGCACGCCGTCAAACGCTGGAGGCGCGCACCGCTAGCGCTCTCGCTGATCTGGATGGGCCGGAACCTCACATGGACCGGGGAACGTCGGGCGGCGCTGGGTCTGCGGATCTGGAACGCGGGCCTAAGCCGCCTCGCTCGCGCAAGGCTTAAGCCATGAGCCCCCGCATCATCTCCGTTCTTCTCGCCGCCGCCTCTTGGGTGGCTATCGCTTACGCCGTCGCATGGGCTTTCCGATGACCCAGACCCGCTTCCCCGCACTTTTCCACCTGCTCACGGGCGACCTAGAGGCCGAACGCCGCCGCGCTTTGGAAGACCTGAAGTTTGCACAGCACAAGCGCCAGACCCAGGCGGAGCACGCGGCGTTTAAGAAGGCCCGCGCTCTGACCTGCCAAGCCCTGCGGCACGGCCAATGAAACACCGCGCCCTTGGCCGTCTCCCCGTTGGCAAGCTCAACAAGACCGAGAGCGCTTACGGCGCTGTCCTAGAGCTTCGCAAGCGTGCTGGTGAGGTCGCTTGGTACGCCTTTGAGGGCGTCAAGCTGCGGCTGGCCGACAAGACTTTCTACACCCCAGACTTCGCCGTGATGCTCACAAGCGGACAGCTTGAGATGCACGAGGTGAAGGGCTTCTGGGAGGACGACGCCCGCGTGAAAATCAAGGTCGCGGCGTCCCTCTTTCCTTTCCAATTCATCGGCGTCCGCTTCGTGAAGGGCGCCTGGAGCTTTGAGGAGTTCTCGACATGCAAGTGATCGACGTTGAGGCGCTTAACTCGCCCCGCTACGCACAGCCGCAAATCAGCTTCCGTCGCACCGATGCAGACCGCAGGCCATCGCGCCCGTTCGTGCGTCCGAACGACGTTGCCCCGACCTGGGAGGAACGCGAGGCAGAAAGCGCCCGCCGCCTGCACGCCATCACCGTCAAGCGCGTGGAAGCCCAGCGCATTTTCACCGAACGCCTTGACGCGCCCAAGACCTACGCCCGCCCCGTCGATGTCGCCAACGCAGAGCGCATCATCTGCGCTTCGATCAAGACCGAGCGCCGGGCGCTTGAGGCCATCCTAAAGGGCGCCGGGACGTTTCAGGATCTTGTCGCAGCGGGTGTTTGCTCGCTTGGCAATGCGCGCCGTGTGGGTCGCCGCTTGGAGGCTCGCGGCCATATCCTGCTTGAGCTGGTAGCCCGCGAAGGCCGATCCGCAACGGTTCAATATCACCTGAAGCTGACCCAAGCTGGCGTTGATCGCCTGGCAGGTGACGAGTGAAAGCCCCCCCGGCCGTCGTCGCCATCGCGCAAGAGGTCGCAGACGAGCACGGCTTCACGCTGGAGCAGCTTGTTAGCCCAGCCTTGCGGAGAGACATCGCCCGCGCCCGCTGGGTTTGCTGGGGCCGTATTCGCGCCGAGGTCCGCTTTGTGAGCGGCCCGCCAAGCCTGCCACAGATCGGCAAATGGTTTGGCAACCGCGACCACACGACGGTGCTCCACGGCCTGCGTCGGCTCTCTGAGGTCGATTGCTCTGCACCTGTCCGCATTGAGGTGGCTGCGTGAGCCTCAAGGCCATGACATGCGCCTTTGCTCTGCGTGGCATCACCGCGTCGGAAAAGCTGCTGCTGATCGCTCTGGCGAACTACGCCGACGAGAACATGCGCTGCTATCCGTCACACAAGCGGCTGGCCGCTGACACCTGCCTGACAGACAGGACCATTCGCGGCCTCCTGGCTGGTCTGGAAGCCCGCAAGTTCATCTCCCGCAAGGAGCGCACGCGCCCAGACGGTTCGCGGTCCTCCGACATCGTGACGCTGCATTTCGACGGCGAAACCGACGCCTCAGATGAGGGTGCGGAAATTTCCGGGGGTACGGAAATGGTTTCCGGGGGGGTACGGAAACCACTTCCGGGGGGTACGGAAATGGTTTCCGCCCTCACTACGTTTGAACCAGTCACTGAACCTAGAAAAGAAGCTGAAGCTTCTTTTGAGACGCCGGTCCCGAAAAATGGATCTCGCCTCTCGGATGGCTGGCTTCCCGGTTGGACATACACCCCCACGGATTTCGGACTGAGCGACGAGGAGCACGCCGGGGAGCTCGCCAAGTTCCGCGATTACTGGCGCGGCGTGCCTGGGGGCAGCGGTCGAAAGCTCGATTGGGACGCAACGTGGCGCAACTGGATGCGCCGAGCCAGCAACGACCTAGCCCGCAGGAAACCCAATGTCCGCACTGACAATTCCGCAAAGTTCGACCGCCATCAAGCAAACCTTAGCCGGGCTGTCTCCGGGGCTCAAATCGCTGTTAGGGGTCGAACCGTCGAACCTGCGGGCGGTTTCTGAGATTGCCAGCAACCCGGCCCTGCTGGCTGAAGTGAAGGCGTTTCTCCCGACCATCCACGCCAACGCGACGATTGCCGCGAGCCGCGAAGAAATCATTCGCATGGTTGGCGCCAAGTTCGTGACCTATCGCCAGCCTGAGCGCTCAGACGCCGAATGGGCGGTGTTCTGGGATGACCATTGCACGGTGCTTGCTGACGTGTCCGCGACCGCCCTGGAGTCCGCGCTAGACGCCTGCCTAGCAGATCCGAAGATCGAGTTTCTGCCCAAGCCCGCCAAGCTCCGCGAGATGGCCCGCCTCACGCCGAACCGGGCCGTAAGGGCCTATGACCGGGCCAAGGCCGCGATTGAGCGCCAGCCCGAGCCGACCCATGAGCGCCTCTCGCCCGACAAGATCGCTGAGATGGTTGCGCCGCTTGCCAACCGCCCACGTGTTGAGCCGAGCGCCGCCGACAAGGAAAGGGTGCGACAGCAGATGCGCGAATACATCGCCGCCGACGACGCCAAGAAAGCCGCCAAGAAATCAGCAAGTTGTGATATGAAAAGCACGGCGGGCACTACTGACGAAACTGGCATAACGCCGCAGATGCGTGCTATAATCGAAGCGCGCAACGCTTCACAGGCTGGCCCGAATACATGACCCACCAACCAGACACCAAGGGGGCGAGAGCGTGAGCCGAGAAGCCGAGCTAACCGAAATCATCGCTGGCCTGCTTTCGTGGATGGGCCAGACCACGCCGCGCGATTACGTCCGTTGGCTCCGCGTCACCCAGCCCGAACTATTCGCCAATTTCCCCGAAGGCGAAGCGGTTAAGGCTCTGTCGGAAATCGTTGACGACGCATGGAACGCGCTGGCCGATCCTGAACACCGCCGACCACCCCGCCAAAACGAGGAGACCGCAAGGTGAGTGACGAAGAACATGGTGAAGCCTTCAAGATGGGCGAGTCGTTCGGCTTTGACGCCGGTTACGAAGCCGGGCAGGCCGCGCTAACCCGCACCCTCCGCGATGAGTTTGCGACCCAATACGCAGAGCGGCACCTTCAAGGCATCGGAGAGCCGCCGGGATTCCTCAAGGGCGTTGCCAAGCGTGCTTACGAATTCGCCGACGCCATGCTGGTCGCTAGGGAGATTAAGCCATGAGCGAGACCGTAACACCTGAGAGCCTGCGGGCGTTGGCTGACCAGTTTTCCGTGCCGTCTGTTTCCGCGCCAGCCCTCCGCGCCGCTGCTGACGAGATAGAGCGTCTGCAAAGGGAAATTGAAAGCATGGAACATTACCATGACTGACACCGCAGAGACGATGAGCCCCGAAATCCTGCGAGCCATCAAAGCCATTGGCGAGGAGGAAACCCCGATTGCCGCCGTTGTGGTTTGGCTGACCGGATCAGACAGCGACGGACTGAACTTTGTAGTCACCGGGGACTGGACCGGCCAGAACGCGGAACGCTTGGCCATCTTGCTCCGCGAGCGGGCGGACATGCTGACGAAAGCTGCGGAGCAACCCGAATGAGCCGCCGCAAGCACAAGCCCAAGAGCCCCGAGCAAATCGCCATCGACAAAGCCCGCGCTCGCGCTGAAGCCAAGGCCCAAGACGCGCGCGGCGAATACGGCATCGACCTAACGACGCACGCTCTCCCGCAGAACGCCGACGTGATTTCGATCACCGACAAGGCGGGGAAGGTGCAGACCGCCCGACGCATCTGCGGCCTAGATTGGCTGATGCGTAAGGACCGCGTTGATCCGCGCCAGTACCAGGCCGGATGCCGGTATGCCGATGATTACCACACAGCAAATGACGTTAGCGTCAGGTCATGCCTGAACGACAACGTTCGCGGCGGCGACGTTTCGCGCATCCAAGAGATCAAGCGCCAAGCGTCCGAAAGGCTTCAAGATGCGTGCAGCGCTCTGAACCACCAGGAGATGATTGCGCTCTGTAACCTTGTGCTGGGGGAGGGCCTCACAATCCGCTCACTCACCAAGGAGAACGACCTGGAGAGCGCGCGGGCTGAGGCGAAGCTCTGCATAGCCCTAGACATTTTGGCTGATCACTACGGAGCGGCGTAAGAGCATGTGGACGCGATACATCTACGTCGTCGGCCCTACGGAGAACCCCGTTAAGATCGGCGTTGCGGATGACCCAGCCAAACGGATGCGGTCGTTGCAGATGGGGGCTCCAGACAAGCTGGTCCTTCATCATGCCGTAGGGGTTCCGTTCAAGCACGGCCACTATGTCGAAACCGCGACCCATAAGGCCCTAGCCGAACACCACAGACACGGCGAATGGTTCAACATTGACGCCAACGAGGCGCGCAAGATCATCGTTGCGATGGCCGACAAGGTGGCGCGGGAATATCTGCGTTCGGCGATCGAAGACGATAACATCCTGATACGGGCCGAAGCCCTTCACGACATGACGCCGAACTGGCGGAACGTCGTCAAAATGTATCAGCGCATCAAATCGCGGGACGGCGCCAAGAAGCTGCTGGCTAGGGTGCAAGGTGACATAGTTTCCGCTACAGGCCGAGAAGGCTTGACCGTGTTTGAGACGGCTATCGTAAACCCCGGAACGATGGAGCAAATTATCAGCGGAAACGAGAAGGCGATGAGAAAGGCCGAGCGCCTGGCTGCTGCTGCGATGAACGCCGCTGAACGCTCGATGAGCCTGATTCATAATGCCGCGCTTCCCAGTGCGGAACAGGCGCTTGACGAATTCCAGCGAAGCATGGCATAAAACATCAACATCTAGAGATGCGCCGGTGTCGGCACACTAGATAGGCTTTCCAATCAACCCGCCGCTTGAGCCAGACGCTCGCGGCGGGTTTCTCACATCGCGCCCGCCGTCACTCGCTACAGCAGCACCCTTAAACATAGGGCGGGCCTGGGCGCGATACCTCACTTCAACCCCCATTTGGTGATTGATCACCTGGAGGACTGCTCATGGCTACCACTACCCAGATTGTTCGCGGCGGTATTCGTTCGAAGGGCGATGTTCGCGTTTTCCACACTGGCGAAGTCTCCCCGACCACTACCACGACCGGAACCGACACTACCCCGGCCACGACGGTGACTTACTTCGCTCGCGTGTTCGTTCCCGTGAACGCCCTGCTCACCGGCGTCAGCCTGCTCAATGGCTCTGCTGTCGCCGGTAACGTGACTGCCATCCTGTATGACGCAGACGGCGTTGCTCTGGCTACCAGCGCCAGCACGGCCCAAAGCGGCACGGCGGCGTTCCAGGCGTTCCCGTTCTCGACCGCCATCGATGTTCAAGGCCCCGGCCGCTATTGGGTCGCGTTCCAGTTTTCCTCGACGTCGGCTCGCTTCCGCACTCACACGCTGGGCGTTTTCCCAACCGGCTCGGCTACGGGCGGCACCTACGGCACGATCCCCGCCATCACCCCGACCACGACCTTCACCACGGCTGTTGGCCCAGTGGCTTCGACTTACTGATCGATGAAGCAATATGGACGACCCCAGCCGCAACGGTTCGGCCCCGTAGATGAGCCCGCAAGGCTTATGCGCCGGGTGAGCGTCGTCCCGGCTGGGTTTGCCTTGTGGTTAGAAAGCCAAGGCTTCACGACCGAAGAAAAGCGGGCCGCGCTGATCCGCAACGGCTACGCCCGCGCCGATCAGTTCAAGCCATTAGCTTAGCGCCGGTTTGAAAAAATAACCGGAAATCAATATGCCCGCAGATAAATCAAAAAGGGGCGGCGCTCGGCCCGGTGCTGGACGCCGCCCCGGTGCGATTAACAAGGCTACGGCCAAGGCGCGTGAAGCTGCTGAAGCCGGTGGGATCATGCCCCTCGACTTCATGCTGTCGATCATGCGTGACCCTGAAGCGGAGCGCTCTGAGCGCCTAGACATGGCAAAGGCGGCTGCGCCTTACGTTCATGCCAAGCTTGCCAGCGTTAAGCACTCTGGCGGTTTGAGCTTCAGCCACGAAGACGCGCTTGACGCTCTCAAGTGACGAGATTGCCGTAAGGCAGCGGCTCAAGGACGATTTCCGACACTACGCCGCCAGGTGCCTCAAGATCCGCACCAAGTCTGGCAGCGTTGAGCCTCTGAACCTGAACACGGCCCAGCTCTACGTTCACGACAAGCTAGAGGATCAGCGGGCTCGCACTGGCCGGGTTCGGGCTCTGGTGCTGAAGGGTCGGCAACAGGGTATGTCCACCTATATCGGCGGGCGGTTCTATTGGCGGGCAACCCATCGGCGCGGGCTTCGGGTGTTCATCCTGACCCATGAGCAGGCGGCAACCGACAACCTGTTCGGGATGGCCAATCGTTATCATGAGCATTGCCCGGCACTGGTTAAGCCGAGCACTGGTGCGGCGAACGCGAAAGAACTGTTCTTTGACAAGCTAGATGGCGGTTACGAAGTCGGCACGGCGGGAACCAAGGCTGTCGGGCGGTCCAAGACTATCCAGCTATTCCACGGCTCCGAGGTGGCGTTCTGGCCTCATGCGGCGTCGCACTTCGCTTCGGTGATCCAGGCCATTCCTGACCTCGACGATACGGAGATCGTATTGGAGAGCACAGCGAATGGTCTGGGCGGCGAGTTTCACGAGCGTTGGCAACAGGCAGAGGCGGGGATAGGCGATTATCAGGCCATTTTCGTTCCTTGGTTCTGGCAGGAAGAATACAGCCGCCCCGTCGATGATGCGTTTCAGCTTGACGACGAGGAACAGGAATACGCCGACACCTACAGCCTATCGCGCGAGCAAATGGCGTGGCGCCGGGCCAAGGTTGCCGAACTAAAAGACCCACTTCTGTTCAAACAGGAATACCCGGCGACTGCGGCCGAAGCGTTCCAAACCACGGGCCACGACAGTTTCATCAAGCCTGATGCGGTTCTAAGGGCTCGTAAGGCTACCTGCGAGGGCTTCGGGCCTCTGGTGGCTGGTGCGGACCCTGCCAGGTTCGGAGATGACCGGTTCTCGATTGCTTTGCGTCAAGGCCGGAAGCTGCGTTCGGTTGTGAGCAAGGCGAAGCTGGACGTCGTTCAGGGCGCTAACTGGTGCCGCGAAGTCATTGACACCGAGAAGCCCGCGAAGATGTTCATCGACGTTGGCGGCCTTGGGGCTGGAACCGTCGATATCCTACATTCTTGGGGCCACCCATACGACAGCATCGTTGTCGCGGTGAACTTCGGTTCTGAGCCTTATCAGCCGAACCCGCGCGACGCAGACGGTCGACAGATGGCCGGGCCTAGAAACCGTCGCGCCGAAATGTGGAGCAACTCGAAAGAGTGGCTTGATGACGTTGGCGGCGCCGACATTCCAGACCGTGACGGAATCCAGGCCGACGCCTGCGGCCCTTCCTACAAGTACGACGTTAATCAGCGCCTCCTGCTGGAAAGCAAAGAGGACATGCGAAAGCGCGGGATCAGATCGCCTGACGAGTGGGACGCCGTTGCGCTGACCTTCGCAGAACCTGTCGCGCCCGCATCGACCCCGATCCGCCGCAACATCCGAGGCATTGTCTAGCATGGCGGAATCTATCCCCGAGCCCAAGGCCATGAGCCTTTTGGAGCTGCAATCGGTCGTGGCTGCGCAGATCAACGACGCGGCGACCTACATTGACAGCAACGTCGCTATAGAACGGGCCGAGGCCACCAAATACTATCGCGGCGACAAGTTCGGGGATGAGGAAGAAGGTCGCTCGCAGGCTATCTCCCGCGACGTTCACGACACGGTTAACGCCATCACGCCCAGCCTGATGCGGATCTTCTTCGGCCCCGAACAGGTGGTCGAGTTCGTCCCGCAAGGCCCTGAGGACGTGGAGATGGCCAAGCAGGCCACCGATTACGTCAATTACATTTTCACCAAGGACAACCCTGGCTTTGAAATCACCTTGGCGGTGATCAAGGACGCGCTGATCCGAAAGGCCGGCATCGTCAAGTGGTGGTGGGACGAATCCGAAGAGGTCCGCACGGTCGAATATAGCGGTCTATCGGAAGATAGCCTTTCGATGCTCATGACCGACCTGGAAGGCGCTGAGAAGGCCGAACTGGTCGAGAGCGAGCAGGACGAAGACGGCAACCTCGAGGTTACGATCAGGCTCACCCGCAAGCGCGACCGCGTTGTGGTTCAGGCCCTGCCGCCCGAAGAGTTCCTGATCGACCGTAACGCCCGCGACATCGACGAGGCCACGTTCGTTGCTCACCGGACGATGAAGACCGTCTCCGAGCTTGTGGCGATGGGCTATGACGAGGACGACGTTAAGGAACAGTCGGAAGAGGGCGATGAACTGCGGTTCAACCTCGACCGCCTGTCGCGCAATCCCTACGCCCAGATGTTCGGCGTGGTTCCCAACCTCGACCCGGCCGGTAAGCTGGTGCTCTACGTCGAGAGCTATCAGAAGGTGGACGTTGACGGCGACGGCATTGCCGAGCTGGTCAAGGTCTGCACCATCGGCCCGACGTTCAAGATCGTCTATTGGGAACCGGTAGAAAGCCGGAACTTTGCGGCGTTCATCTGCGATCCAGAGCCTCACACGTTCTTCGGCTATTCGATCGCCGACAAGACGATGGACATTCAGCGCATCAAGTCGGCGCTGTTGCGGAGTGCTCTCGACAGCCTGTCGCTGACCATCAACCCGCGCGCCACGGTGAACACGCGCACGGGTGGTCCGAACATCCTTGCCGACGCTCAGAATACCGAGATCGGTGCCCTAATCCGCACCGAGGATAGTTCAGCCTATAACGTCGTTGTGACCCCCGACGTGTCGCCTAGCGCCTTTGAGGCGATGGGCTACATGGATCAGGTCAAGGAATCCCGGACGGGTATGAGCCGGGTGTCGCTTGGCCTTGATCCCCAGGCGCTTCAGAACACGACGGCGACGGCGGCGGCTGGTCAGTTCTCGCAGTCTCAACAGCACATTGAACTGATCGCCCGTATCTTCGCCGAGACCGGCTGGAAGCGACTGTTCCGTGGCATCCTCAAGCTGGTCTGCGAGAACCAGCGCAAAGAGCGGGTTATCAACCTAACCGGCGATTGGGTTCCAATGGACCCGCGCGGCTGGAAGGCTGACATGGACGTCACGGCCAATGTCGCCCTTGGCGGCGGTACGGACGGCGAGAAGATGGTGATCCTTGGCCAGATCAAGGAAACGCAAGAAGGCATTATCCAGCAATACGGCCCCGATAACCCCTTGGTTGGCATGGAGCAGTATCACCACACGCTGTCTCAGATGCTCCAGATCGCGGGCTTCAAAAACCCCGATGCGTTCTTCCGAGATCCAGCCAAAGAGCCGCCCAAGCCCCCTGCGCCGCCGCCTGAAGACCCCAAGATGGTCGAGGTTCAGGGCAGGCTTCAAATGGAGCAGGCAAGGCTTCAAATGGCCCAGCAGTCCGACCAGGCCAAGCTGGAGCAGGCGCAACAAAAGGCGCTTGGCGAGTATCAGCTAAAGCAGGCTCAAGCCGAGAGCGACCACCAATTGCAGCTTGAGCGCATGGCGATGGAAGCCGACCTCAAGCGCGAGCAACTGGCCGCAGAAATCGACCTGAAGCGCGAACAGCTTGCGGCGGAACTGGAGCTGAAGCGCCAGCAGATGACCGCCGAGCTGGCCTTGCAGGTTCAGACGCAGGACTCGTCGGACATTGGCGAGGTGAACGTCGGCGGTGATCCGGGGTGATCCGCATCCTGGAGGACACCACCTCGCGCCGCGTCGCTGTAACGCAGCATGGCTCTCGGACCACGGTTCACATCAACGGCACGCCGCAAGATGACCGCGCTTGGGAACGTGTTCGGCTTTTCGAGCGTGGCGACGTTCGGGATATTTTGATCAGGCGTCTTGCTGAAAGGGGTATCCACCTTTGACCGAAGACGAACGCGTCCGCGCCCTGCGTGCTCAAGCCCTGCTAGGCGACGAAACCCTTAACGAGGCGCTCGCAGCCCTCGAGGCCCGCGTTCTGGACCTCTGGAAGAACACTTCACCGGCCGCCGTTACGGCCCGCGAAGAACTGGCCGCAGAGATGCGCGCCATCCAATCCATCCGCGTCCAGCTTCAAACCTGGGTCTCGGATTTGGCCTTTGCCGTGCGTCAACAGGAACGCCGGTCTTAACCCCAGGTGACACATGAATGAGCCCAGCACGTCGCAAGACACTGGAGCCCTGACGGAGGCGCAAGCCGCGTCTGCCTTTGCCGACATGCTAGACGGTGACGTCCAAAGCGATGACGGCGAGGCGTTGGAGGGGGAAACCTCTCAAACCGAAGCCGAACCCGAAGGCCAAGAGCCTGACGATGAAGCCGAGGAGGTCTCAGACGAGGCCGATGCCGACGACGAGCAAACAGAGCAACCGACAACCTATCGCGTCAAGATCGACGGCGAAGAGGTAGAGGTCACGCTCGACGAGGCTTTGAAGGGCTATCAGCGCGAAAGGGACTACACCCGCAAGACGCAAGAGGTCGCCCAGCAGCGCAAAGCGCTTGTTGAGCAGGAAGCCTCTTTCGCAGCGGAACGCGAACGTGCTCGCAACCTTCTGGCGGTCCTTGAAACCCGCCTGGCAGACACGGACGACACCGAAGACCTAGAAGCCCTGCGCTATGACAACCCCGGCGAATATGCCGCTCGGGTTGCCGAGAAGTTGCAGCGTGCGGAGTTGGCTAAAGCAGCCGCCGCCGAACGCCAGCGACTTGAGGAGCAGGACAAGGCAACGCAGGCGCAACAGCGTCAGGCAGAAGTCGCAGAAGA